ACCAGCACCCGAACTGAAAACCCCACCACCACCACCACCAGCGATGACAAGATAAGACAAAGGGAACGCTGTACGCATCGTGTTCCGCTTATCAAAGTTCAAAATCGAACTGTTTGCCATGCTCGTTACAGCCATAACAAGCCTCCCTAAACTGTTACTTCAGCACCGAAAGCATTGACGCTCAACCGGTCAGCAGTACCCGCCTGAGCAGACACCACATCAGTAGCCTTCAAAGTGATACCCAAAGTCAGCGTGGTCGAATCATTCGCCGCGACCGGCACATCATAAGCAATGTAATGCTGGTTCGAAATCGCATCCCCATCCACACGGATAGCCAGACGGAAAGTGTCAGCGCTCGCGTTACGGTTAGCGATGATAACCGTGCTGATAACCGTCTCAGTACCAGAAGGGCAGGTGTAAAGAGTAGTTAGCGAAGTCGTAGTCAAATCCAACTGACCAAGTGATTTGTATGATGTTGCCATTTGTTATGCTCCCATGAGTAGAAAGTTAGTTTCGAAACCTACGCTTGCCCCACCAGCAGCAATCCATGCCGAGCCAGTGTAATATTCAAACGCATCCGTGTCGCGGAGGAAACGGAACTGGCCTTCGGCGGGTGACGGCAAAGCAGTATCGGCTGCCGCCGAGTTTGAGTACACCGGAATGACTTGATCCTGCAAAAAGGTTTGAACGTTGCCAGCTGTCAACACCTCACCGGCTGTGAAGGTCCGGTATCCTGCAGGTGCGCCAGCCATTATTCTCCTAGAATGCTAAAGCGTTATTCTCGTTCAGTGTACCAAATACCTCGTCGTCTAGCACTAGGAAAGTCCAGTCGAGCGAAGCGACACTGAATGACACATCGTGACGGGTTGTCTGAATGTTGTGGGCGATTCGGATGATCTGGCCGAACTGTTCAATCGGGTCGCCAATGTCGTTCGGGGTGAACGTAATCGAAATAATGTCACCGATTTCGAGGGCAAGGCAGGACGCTTTGTGCGTTTCGTTGACGGTGTTAAGGTTCACTTGTATTGTTTCGAAACGATATTCTGGGTCACCGTATTTCTGGACAATGAAATCGGCAAGATTTTGTAACTGAGTTTCAGTCGAGAGCAGAGTGTCAAGCTCGTAGGATGCTGTGCCGTAGGTGGCCTGCGAGCGTTCATTGAGCGCGGTCGCTGTCCCGGCAGCGCTTGTGACAATAGCCTGATTGAAAAGTAGTTCGGAACCGTAGTTTACTGCGGTCAGGGTGAACGGGATCGCAGTGCCGAGATCGTTGAATGTTGTCACCGAGGTGCTGGTCGGGGTGGCGTCTAACCTATCCCGGAAAACAAGGTCGCCATTCTTCGCAATAAAAAATAGGCCCTGCCCGCTTTCGGCAACAAGTTGCAGGTAGGTGAGGGCGTTGCCCTCGATGGTGTCGGCACCGAGGAAACTGACGCCGGTGTCAATGTTCCTTTTCTCAACAGGCCAGGCAATGTCATCCTGGTCCAAAACTGCGTTGAAGCGAGCGCCGGTCAACTGGGGTGTCGCCGTGACAGGCTCGAGTACCTCTCGGGCAAGCAGGGTGAAGTTGTCGGTCGCTTGAATCTCAGCCCGAGAGATCCCCCCAGGTTCGTAACTGAAATTCCAATCGTCGATTGTGGTTTCGATGACACGTTCACCGTCAACGGTGACACGAACCTCACGGCGGGGGATGATTGAACCGGCAAAGGGTGACAGCGAATAGGTCGGGTCAAATGCTCGGTCGTTGTTATTCAGGGTAACTTGTAACGTGCCTGCGTTGAAGCGGTCAAGCTCACGGTTTTTCCCTCTTGACACACTGGCAGAAATCATCCGGTTGGTTATGTCATAGAACACTGTCCCGCCTAGGGTATACACCTCGTTGTCTAGGACACCAGCTACGGGGTCGTCGAGGATGAAACCGACCACGGCCCCGAGTTCGACAACGGTTGCCATTACGCTCTCGCAAAGACCGGGCCGGAGCTGCGCTCGTATCGACGGATCGCGTTCACAATCTGTTCCCCGACCTGCTGCCCGTTCGTCCCCATCCCGGCGTTCACCGTAATGTTGACGGTCAAACCAAAACGATTCTTTCCGTCAAGTGGAACAACGGCTTCGTCGAAACGACCCTCGCCAATGTTTGCGAGAATCCCCCCAGGCCTGGCTGAAACAATTCCACCCTCAGCAAGACGAGGGATTGAGATCTTCGGAATCTCTGGGATATTCACGCCAATGGTTAACGGTGGTGTGAACGGTGTCCCCGGCAGATTCACTTTGATCTTATTCAGCCCGCGAATAATCAGATTGATACCGCTCAGAAAGAAATTGACGAAGCTCTCAAACATGCCAATGTAGCCGTTGATCGCGTTTTTGAAGAAATCCCCCACAGCTCCAAGTACAGTGAAGAATCCTTCTTTGAATCCTTCCCACGCCGAGCCAAGATAATCGACGAACCCCTGCCAGATGCCTGGCAACCATTCGGTGAAGATATACGAGAACAAATCTCCAATAGCTTGAACGGTCGAAAGAAAAAACTCCGAAAAGATTTCCCAAATTTTCTGCCCGAATTCAGTCTGTGTGAAAAAGTAGACAAGCCCAGCAATGAGTGCTGCGATGAGGGTGATGACAATCCCTATCGGATTCGCCTTCAGAGCCAGGTTGAACGCCTTTACAGCTACCGTGGCAATACCTTTGGCTGCGGAGAATGCTAACGTCGCCAGCTGGCTTATACGGGCAATAGTGTTGAACGCTTGGAAAGCGATGACCAGACCACCGATGACAAGGGCAGCAGTGGCAACGGCTGACGAATTCTCAACCATGAACGCGGTTAGCTGGCTTAGCCCCGGCAATAGTAGGTTGATGACCTCAAGGAAAATTGGGAGCAGTTGAAGACCGAGTTCGAGAACGACAGCAGCAATGTCAACCATCACTGGCAGGATAGGAATCAGCGCGGTGATCAGTCCGGGGAGAGCGCCGACAAGCAAACCGATGCTAGGTGTCAAGGCTTTGAACGCTGGAATGAGGGCGGCACCAATTTCCTCGATGACCGGTTTCAGTTGCTCAACGAGATCTTCCATGACTGGGCCAAGCTCTTGCCCGATGGATATTCCAACGTCGGTAACAAAATCGCCGAGGATCCCGAGCTGGGCGCTGAACGTTTGCAACTGTTTGTCGGCAACCTCTTCCGCTGTGCCACCAGCATCCCGCAATGCACCTTCGTACTCTCTGAGCTTCTCACTGTTACCGATGAGGGCGAGGGCACCGGCAAGGGTTTCTTCAGTGAAACCGAGCGAAGCTAGGGTGGCACGTTGTTCCTCGACCGACATGCCGGCAAGGGCACCTTCCATGTCCCCGACAATGTCGGCCATGTTATTCATCTCGCCCTGGGCGTTGAATACCTCAATACCCATTTCGGCAAATTCTTCAGCGTTCTTTGCGACGCCCTGAGTCAAACCGCGAATCGTTGCGTTGAACGTTGTACCAGCTTCCGACCCCTTGATGCCTTGGTCAGCAAAAACTGCGAGGACAGCAACGCCCTCTTCCATGTCGATATTGAGTGACCGCATCGACGCGCCGGCCTTGTTTGTGAGCGCCTCAGAAAATTGGGATACGGACGCATTGGCCAAAGTGTTCGCTTTGACAAGAACGTCCCCGAGGCCCGCCATGTTTTCAAGATTTTCTGCAGTGTCATCTGAAGTGAGGCCGAGGGCTGACTGGGCGTCAGTGAGCAGGTCGGTCGCTGTGGCCATGTCGAACATTCCGGCCTGGGCAAATCTTGCCACCACAGGCAGAGCAGCGATTGACTGTTCGGCATCGAGGCCGGCAGAGGCGAGGAAGAAATACGATTCGGCTGCTTGCTCGGCGGAGAACGTTGTCGTCTTGGCAACCTCACGGGCTGCGTCGGACATGTCGCCACGGAGAGTGTCAGAAACATTCCCCATGATCGCAATGGACTGATTCATGGCCGCGTCAAAATCGGCAAAGGCTTTGATTGAAGCAATACCGATACCGGCTACGGCAGCAGTTGCACCAAGGACAGTCTTACCGATACCGGAGGCAAACCCCTTCAGGTCTTTTTCTGCCTGCCGTAATCCTTTTGGGTCCGACCGATAACTGATCGGAATGGTAATCGGTTTGACCATTACGAGTCCCTGTTGAACTTGTCAATAAACGTGGCAAGCGCGTCAATCACTTTTCGGCTTACATCGTTACGTTGGTCAAAGTACGACTTGAAGGCAAAACGACCACCGGCACCGACCAAGGGTTTCCGCTCTTGCAGGCCACCCTTAGAATTGCTAATCAGGTTTCGACCCTGTGGTGTCAACCCTTCAGATCTTGAACCGGCCCGCTCAGTGATGGACAAAAGTCGAGCAAACTCTGGCGGGTCAGCTTTGATAATGAAACGGGCCAGAGCTTTGTTCGGTGGCCCGTTGACGTCGACACGAACGGCAGCGCT